GAGATGATTCACGCTAGTCGGTGGAATACCTCAACAGCTGCTTGGCAGAAACACGATAAGACCTTCCGGCATCGCGCCAAGATGGTAGCGGATGAGCTAGGCTTCGATCCACTAGAGCTTTAATATACTTATAGGTATTGAAAGATAACTTTAATATAACTTTAAGGTTATAAAAATGTTACGTTATGTATACATATGGTAACGATTATGTATAAAATGGTACACATTATGCGGTGATTCATGCGGTGATTATTTAGTGGCCAGAATATAAAGCCCCACATTACTAAACGCATATCCGCTATACACCACCGCCATAGGCACATTACCCTTTAGTCCTTGCTCTACAGCTATGTAGCCATAGATCAGGCCTGTAACAATAATCAACCAAGAACTCACCTACTGGCTTTTCTCAACGCAATATGCTTTTGTAGGATGTGCCAGAACTCAGATTTAATTGGCATCTTAGTCTCCCGCCCAGCGTACACCAGTTCTGTTTAATCTCAGGTTAATGCTGGACTCCATATCATTGGCTAGCCTGCACAGCTTGTGGCTATCGGACTCTTCATCTTCTATAGAGATAAAGCCAGCAAAGGGTACCGGCTCAGTATTGGCACAATGGTGAACCTCATCAATCGGCAGCGGCTCGCCACAATGGTCGCAGCTGTGGCGCATCGCTTCTTCTCTATCGTCAGTTGTAAACGTGGTCATCACATTCTCCTCAGTTAATAGCGATATCGCTATAGGAGACATTCTTTCTGAAAAAAATAGAAAAGTAAAGGGGGTGTTGTTATTTTATTTCTACGTCTTCAATATCGGGTGGCTTGATATTGATGCCAATCACCGATGGCCTATCCGAATCATCTGGGCTATCGAGCAATCCAGAGGCCTTGGCCAGCAATCTTAGGACTCCCACCTTATCGTACAGCTCTAACTCTAGGTTCCCATCCTTGTTGACTCTAATTGTTTTGATGGCTTGTAGAGCGTGTTCGGGAATATCCTTAGATGCCTTAACTTGGATCTTGCCCTGGTCATCCCACTCCATAATATCCGTAATCTTGGTGTTGGCCATACAGAGTAGGCTATAAGCCACCGCCTCCTTATTCTCCATAATGGTAGCGGAGCGCTCTAACCTCTTCTGTATAGACCGAATCCCACCCCAGTTCTGCATGGAGGGGATCTGCGTACTCAGATTTGACTTAACTCTAGCCATCAGAATGGAATATCGCTATCTGACTTAGGCATCTCATCATCACCGCGAGCAGTAAAGCCAGCTTGCTTGGGTTTACCGATCTTACCGGCTAGATACCTCTTGCCTGTCTTGGCCTGTTTCTCATACGCATTGAACCAATACTCAAGGCCATCAGCCAGCTTGATACTGCCTGTCCAATCCGCATCTGTTTCTCCACGCTTTCTGTCGTTGACAAATAGCGTAAAGCTACCTTCTTTCATTTCATATTTCATTTATTGCTCCTCACTTATGGTTTAAATTTACTTTCTTCTATTGCCTCTACTACGTTTGCTGAATCCGATAGCCTCTGAGACTCCACTATCATCGCATGAACTACTGCTTGTAGGGAGAAACCCTGTCTCAGTAAGCCAAGGCTACAGCTGTGCAACTCTCTTTTCAACTTCTCTTGCTCTTCCATATAACCTCCTTAAAAAAGTGGGGAAAATTTGTGTTACACACCCCGCCCCTAGTGGGAGGGTGGGGGGGAGAGGTATGCCGCCTCGCTGGCAGACCGCCTCCAGCCAAGCGCAGAGGGCATGATGCTTTCTTTGCAGACACCCACCCTTGCCTGTGCCGTATGCATACCACCGATTGGGTACGTTACAAGCCACGACTGTAGTCAATGATGGAGTCAGGCCGCTCTGGTCTAGCTCTCAGCCACAGCTCTAGGTCATGCGCGAACTGTTGGTTGCTTAAACCTATCGATTCTGCAATTTCGATAGCTTTTAGGTCTAGGTCATTTATCGTCTTTTTGTCTATATACACTTTTCCATATAACAACTCAACTATCTCCAACTTGCTGTTATAAGGCGATACAGACTCTCCATTGCTCTCAATCCCTTGTTTGCTATCCACATATTCCCCAAGCGTTTTAACTGCCTTAGCGTTCGTTTTAGACCCCTTCTTAGCCATCTCTCTCTCCTCTTTCAAAATCATGTATGGACTTCTACCATCCTCAGTATTCAATGCCAAAGCATCTATCAGCGAGATATCTTCGTTATAAACAATCCGCATCGTTGATGTATGAGATAGCCTGGCACCCTTGTTGAGTCTCTCAACGTAGTGCAGCTCTCGTAGCTGTTTCATCTGGCTGGTAACAGTTCTGCGACTGACACTCAAATCCTTAGCCAATCTCTCTTGACCTACCCATGTAATCCCACTCCGGTTCGCATACGCACACACCATGCAAAGAACTCTCAGCGCCCCAAGACTCAGGCTCTTATCCATCACAGCTCTCAATGGCACAATCGCTATCTGCCTTCGGTCTTGTGGCTTTGGCTTTAACTTAATCTTTGGTTTCTTTGGGATATCAAAATTCATTTGAATAGAACCTCACCCGCTTATATAGCGAGATATCTCTTTTCAGAGAGTGTTTATCGTTTATCGCTGTGCTTGGGTTGTTCACCTCCACGATGCTAGGCCCGATCTCTTCGATGGTCATCCCTCGTGATTCAGCTGCGTTTATCTTGGTCTGGCAACACTCCATTCCAAAGGGCTGGGTTATGGCCCCGAATTGATGTTTTAGCAGATTAGTCATGGCTTTGTAAAGTATTATCTTTCAACTCAAATTCACCAAGTTCTATAGTCCACCACGAGCAATGACATTGCTTGCAGACTCTACGTCTCTTAATCCAGTTTTTGGTCTCATGCGCCCTGGTCTCCGCTACCTTAATCTCGTGGCTATCACAGCCATCATTGACACAAATCATTCTTTTAACTCTTGCTCTGCTATTTGACAGAAAATACTACATTCAATGTTTGGCTCTTGTGGATAGTTGCCATCGGTTGGCTTTAACTCATCGAGATATCTATCCTTGAATATAGTTTGCTTTTTAAATCTTTCGAGCTTTGCCATGCGGTCAAAATGCTCTGGGAAGTCAACCTTTATCTTGTTCCAGTAGCCCATGCCACCCTTAACGCAGCCGATGCAGTTGTTATTGTGATACCCAAGTTTGTACATGGCTGGCAACTCAATACCAGCATTCTTTAACATTGCCAAACAATCCTCCTTACCCAAGCCCTTATCAATCAATGGAGTCCAAATATTGACATCAGTATTAGCATCTATAAAACGATCCAATCGAGCTTGCTCTTCTGCTGTATAGCCAAACACTTGCCGATCTGTTGGCCTTTCAAAGCGCTCTCTGATCTGCTTTTTTAATGCCCTGGTGCATGGTGCGCCCTTTGGTGTTCGTATGTAATTCTTTTCAAACACCCGATAGATTGACCTATCGTAAAAGTCATTACCAAGAACCTCAATCTTTTGGCCAAACCACTCCTCACACTCAGCTAAGAATCGCCTGTTATCAGGATGCTCTTCTTTCACTTCGGTGTAAGCTATGACCAATTCACTCTCTCTCTCTCTCTCTGCAAGCGCTATCTTTGTAGCTACAGCACTAGCAGCTCCACAAGAAAACCAACAGACTATTCTCATTGCTCTTGCTTTCTCTTCCAGATATCTAACATGGCTGCGTACAGTTCAGCATAGCCAGCCTCGCCACGCACATCTGCCACTTGCGATAAGTACAGTTGCCGAGTTCGCTTGGATCTAAACTTTCGAAAGACCCATTTGGCCTCGCAGTACACGCGATATTCGTTTGAATAGGATCCAACCTCTCTGCCATCCGGCAAACGAACCAGCCTGGATGCTGGGTGAAGTTGACCACAAGCGAAACATGAGAGTCGTAATACATCTACTTGGTCTCCCTCTCCATCTTCCTTCGATAACAATCCTTGCACATCCACCGCCTGACTCTGCCCTTCGCGCTTATCTTCCAATATCCACCCTCAATCGGTATGCTGTACTGACAATTACTGCACCAGCGCTTGCCAGTAATACTTGATTCGGCCTGTACAGCCAACGTGTATATGTCTTTATCGTGTAGACCCATGCTCTAGCCTGTTTATTCGTTCACCAATCCAACGCATTACCGGCACCGCCATAGAATTGCCCATGGCCTTATATCTTGGGCCATCTGGGCAGTTTTCTCTAATGTTTGTGTAGTTATCAGGAAAGCCTTGCAATCTCTCGCACTCAACTGGTGTCAGTCTGCGTACTGCCATGCTTTGCATTATTCCTATGCCGCCTTGGTTTTTACTTGGGCATGGGTAGGTTGTGTCAATTGTTTTGGATAACTCAACTTGCCTACATCCGCTTAATGGATTTTTTGATTTCATTGAATTGCTGGCCAAACTATCAAAAGAATAAACAACCGCAGGGGTTTTGCTTTTATCCAATGTAGGTGTAATTGTATCTACAGACATACTCTGAGATGCGCTGTTTTGCCAACCAAATGCTGTTGCAACTGCATGAGTTGTTCTAATATCTCCCAAATCAAATGTGTTTAAAGTGTTGGCTTTACCATCATTTATCCATGTTTCAAAATCATCTGCAGATTGAGCTCTGCGACTCTTTCTAAATACCTCTTGAATTAAATGCCCTTCTTTACCACTAGCATTGCAATTTAATGTGGCAGCAACTTGAATTGGCTTAATTCTGCTGTCTTGATTGTGCCATTCATAAGCAATATTTTGCACGAAAGGTATATTGCCACCGCCAGAACCCCATGTACTGGTTACTGTTTGGCATACCTCGCCCATTTCTCTTACTCTGCTATCGGATGGGTGGTTTTCATACGCAACTAACTTCATCATTGTTGGATTACAGTCATCAGAACTTATGCCTTTATGGTCTCTTGCAGTCAAAGGGCCAGTATGTTCTGTACAAATCATATTGAATCCATCTGCTCTAGAGTAGTCGTTACAAGTTGTTTGGAGACAGTTAGCAACGCTTGGTGTAGCAAAGGTGGTAATTGTTTCCCCCTTTTTTCTGCCCTTCGGAGTATCCCTTCGCAAGCTCTCGGACTCAAATAAAACTTGTGCGGGAGGTCTCCAATCTCCAAGATGTCCGACAACAAACACTCTTCTTCTGCGCTGTGCGACTCCGAAATATTGAGCGTCAAGCACCCGATATGCGAACCCATACCCGCATTCGGCCACCGCTCCGAGAAAGGAACCAAAATCCCTTCCACCGCCTGAACTGAGGACACCCGGCACGTTTTCCCATATGAACCACTTGGGTCTAAACTTGTCAAGAATTCCAACATAGGTGAGGGCAAGGTTTCCCCTTGGGTCTTCAAGTCCTTTTCTGAGTCCGGCAACTGAGAATGATTGGCATGGAGTTCCTCCAACCAAAAGTCCAACTGTGTCATTGATATCCCACTCCTTGTATTTTGTCATGTCACCAAAGTTGGTAACGCTTGGATAGTGATGCGCTAATACTTGTGATGGGAACTTTTCTATTTCACTAAAGCCAACTGGTTTCCATCCCATGTGATGCCAAGCAACTGTCGCTGCCTCAACTCCGCTACATACGCTTAAATAGTTCATTTAATCTCTTCAATCATTACTTTGATAGAGCCACCAGGCACAATCTGTGAGCCACGATAGATGCACAGCTCATCTACTTGGCTATCATCATCAAATAGGCCAGCATCTTGCAAGCTATCTAACACGCTCTTGATGCGGTTATCGATATCGAATACTCGCTTATCTCGTGGCCACACCACCATGCTGATAGACAGTCTCTTGCTGCCCATCTTGGGGAAGTCGTTACATGAAACGTACTCGGCCACAGCTTGCTTGTATTCGCGCCCAGCCTTACTCATGTAGGTAGCATGAGCGCCCCTACGATAGTAAGTATTGACCGATGGTGGGAATGGCAGCTCTAGGACAATCACGCAAGCATCTTGTTAAGACGTTGCGATAGGTCTCCATGCTTTGAAAGAGAAGACCGCAGCTCATCATTAATGATTACAGCTATAGGTTTCTTACGTTGCTGGGCAGTCTGTTCTAACAATGTTCTAACGTCTGGGCGCAGTCGCACCAGGAATGGCTTTAATTCGGTCATTGTTGGCCTCTTTTTGTTGAGATATCTGATTGTAGACTAAATATAGCGTAATAAGATTAGGGTAAACACCTACTATTAAAACTAGATATAGTTTGGTATATTTCTTCTTAGCGATATCGCTTAACCACCCAGATAGAGGAGTTAACAATGAAATTAGTTCAAGTTTATTTAGAACCAGAGCGCTACAACGCTCGCATCAAAGCCACCATCCCAGGCGCATGGATTGCAGTTTTTGATAATGGCGATGAATGCCCAGTATGTGCCGAGTATCAAGCCAAAAACGAATCTGAGGCTCGCAAGTTTGTGCGTGAGTACCAATAATGTACGTCACCTACTATCGTGTATCAACACAACGTCAAGGCCAATCAGGCCTTGGCCTTGAGGCACAGCGTTCTGCTGTACAGGCTTTCTTAACTGGCAAAGAAATCATTGCTGAGTTTACCGAGATCGAGTCTGGCCGTAAGAACAATCGCCCACAACTGGCAGCAGCTCTAGCCTTGGCCAAGAAACAGAAAGCCACGCTCGTTATCGCTAAGTTGGATCGTCTCGCTCGTAATGTTCACTTTATCTCTGGCCTGTTGGAGTCCAATGTTCAGTTCGTAGCAGCTGATATGCCAGAGGCAGACCGCACATTCCTACAGATGGCTGCTGTGTTTGCTGAGTGGGAGGCAAAGAAGATATCTGAGCGTACCAAATCAGCTCTAGCAGCTGCCAAAGCTCGCGGTACTGTCTTGGGTTCACCAGCTCCACAGATCGGTTCTCAGGCTGGTTTGAAAGCAATTAGCGACCGATGTGAAG